ATGTCCAGGTTTAGGGCACTTGAAGTTGGCCAGTGCAAGCCGGTTTACCGCGTGATATGCCTATTTTTTTCTTATGTGATTGCCATGTATGCGACAGTTTATAATGCCATTGTAATAATCGTCCGATTCTAAAACTCGGCGTTCAAACTGTTCGCGTGCCTCAACGTAGCTGGTTTCTGCCTTGCTGCCACAATAATGAATTATTTCTCTAGTGAAATTTTCTTTGCCTAGTTTATCTATGTCTTCGTGGAGATTAGGACTACTACCCCAATATTCTCTCCAATCGCTGTCTATTTTACTGCGAATTCGCTTTTTCTTTTTAGTGCCGTTTTTTAATGTAACTGTTTTATATGTGGTTTTACTGAATTTACTTAATTTTTTGCCTATATATTTTCTGCCTGTCAGAGTGTTGGTTATGATATAAACATAACCAACACAATCCTCGGGCAGTTCGTCAATGACTGTACCTTGATAGGTCCAGGTCATTGATTATTTTTTAGCGGCTTTTTCAGCGTCTTTTTCTGCTTTGCGAGCATTCTTTTCAGCAGTGATTTCATTGCGGCGAGTTTTGACCAGCTTGCTGATCTCTGCTAATGCTTTGCGAGCACGAGTGCCAGCTGCGGCATTACCACCGGTAAATTTAGCATCCTCACTGAGGAACTCGTTAAATGCTGCTTGTAAATTTTCAACTGTCGATTCCATTTTTTCTTCCTTTTGGTCTTCCGCCAGGCTTGATCCTGGGTTTTGCTTTTGCTCTCATCTCTTTGAGACGTTGTCTTTGAGCCTTGGTGTTTTCTTGATTTTCTTTAAAACATTCCAGTGCTAGTTGAGCCATTTCTCTTTCAAGTTTAATCATTGAATACAAACTGGTTCTAACTTGAGCAGTAGAATCTTTACCCCTATTCTCCATAAACACGTTATGATAGTTATGCAAAGTTACAAAATGCTTTACATATTCTGAGTATAGCACTCTATAACGATCAATTTTCTCAGTTAACATAATCTAAACTGTTAGAATACGAGGTAAATCCATTCTCTTTGACGACTCTAAGCACGTTATTCACACGACCAACCAGTTCGTCCTTGTGACTGATCAAGTATATATTCTTATTTCTTTCTCTGGCCATCTTTTTTAGAACTGCTAATCCGGCTTCGACTCCTGCCGAATCCATTCCGGAATCCATAAGCTCGTCTACAAACAGCAGATTAATATGCTGATATAATCCCTCCCAAACATCACGGAAGGCAAAACTCATACTGAGAATCAATCTGTTGCGTTCTCCGCGTGACAAATTATCAAAGTCCAAGTCTTGACCTAACTGTGTGATCTCTACAGTGAGGTCATTTTGGAACACAACAGTATGTGGCAGCCCTAATTTGTCAATATAATAACTCAATCTTTTGTTGAGATAGGACAGATTCTGATCAATAATACGTTTTCTAATAAAACTGTCTTTGTTAGTCAACAGTTTATGTAAGAATTCCTGGTGATCTTTTAACCTAGTAAGATCATTAATGGTTTCCCATGCTATCTCTTGTATAGCAGTATTCTTTAATTCTTCAATTTGCTCATCATAAGGGTTTAGTTCCGATACTTTGCCCTCTAAAGATCGAGTCAACTGATCAAGATTGTTCTTATGTCCTAGTGCTTCTGCTTCTGTATCGTAGAAAGGTTCTGGTCTGCGCCCTTGTTCGCCTATGTCCGATAGTTCTTGTAGAACATTATCGTAGTTGGTCTGGCAGGTATCAAGGTATACAACAGAATCTTCTAGATTTTTAGTTGCAGTTGTAGTCATTTCTTCATGCTTGTGATCATGAATATGTTGTTCACAAGCAGGACATTTCTTATCCAGCAGTGATTCCAATGCTTTACGATACCGTTCAACGGCTTTTTCAGCCTGTGTTACTGCTGTTTCGTAGGTGGCCTTTTGTTTGCTTAGATCTCTAATCCTGTTGGAGTTTTCTAACCATTGTTTTAAGGTAGCATGAAGCAGTAATTCGGCATCAATATCTACTGATTCAAGACTGACAATGGCAGCACCTAGTCGTTCGATCTCTTCCGTTTTCTTCTTTTCCCACGCCGAACTCTTAATGCCTAAACTGTCAATGCTTTTTTGAACATTTTCATTGGCAGATCTAACGGCTTCGATACGAAATTGTTCGGCACTAATTAAATCTTTGGTTTCTTTAACACGAGTTTTTAGAGATTCGGCCTTTTCACTGAGCAATGTGATGCCCAACAACTGCTCGATCACTTCACGTTGGTCAGCAGCCCTCATGGCCAGGAATGGTTCTGTATAGGTATTTAAGGCAACTAAGTGTTTGAACATGGTATGAGTCATGTCCAACATCTGTTCGATTGACTTTTGTGTTTCTCTACTATCGCCCTGGCTCTCATCTTCGCCTTGATTATCTGCACTGATTTCTCGATCATCTACATATAATCTCAGCAGATTGGGTTTTCTTCCGCGTTCAATGCGATAATTTAGGCCATTCTTTTCAAACTCTACAGTGACCAACATGTTCTTACCGTTGATCTTGTTGATCAAGTTTTCTTTTCTAATGTTAGTCAGTGCCTGTCCATATAAAGCATAACTCAGTGCGTTGATGATTGTGGTTTTACCAGTTCCGTTGCGGGATCCTGTGTCATCGCCACCTAGATCTAGGTTACTGCCCAACACCAACGTAAGCGATTCTTGATCAAAATTTACAGCCTGGGACACATTGCCCACGCTCATAAAATTCTTAACTGTGAGATTTTTAATGCGAAATTGGCTCATAAATCGTTGTAGATATCCAGTAGAATTTTTTTATCAAATTGACCACTGTCAATATTGACCAGTTGTTCGGTTACAATAGCGTCGATACTTTCAAATTTAGTATCAGGGTTATCTTCGTAACTGCTTTCTAAGTTGCTCTTATCTTGAACAAGACTGATTTCACGTATGTCATAGTCTTTGATAAAGGTTTCTTTGATGTAGTTGGCTTCTTCAAAACTGATGTCAATATCTAAGTTAACACGTAGATACATTTTACTCAGCATGATTTCATCCTTGCGATCAATCAGTTCGCTGAGTTTGATAGTTCTAAACTTGGGAGCGTCGGGCCAATTGCGATATTCTGGTTGCCCTCCCCACTCCATCATCATCATGCCGCGGTCATCGTCCCATGAATCTGAGAAGTTGTGCGGGAAAGCATTGCCAATATACACAACATTATGGTTAGTTTGGCGTTTATGAAAGTGTCCACTGAACACATATTCGGGCCCAACAAAGTCTTCCGCTCGCAATTCACCGTGGTCTGGCATCTGCACCATAGCATTCATGAAGAACTTAGGCAGTTCAAAGTGTCCAAACACATAACGGCTTTTGACATTACGCATGGTTTTCCACTCATCGCCGACTAACCATGGAACTAGAGTAACATCGTCCAGAGTAGTAACACCGTCTACCACATTTACTCCGGGGATATGTCTGCCAAATACACTACTGTGGATATCTCGTTTGTCTTTGTAGAACAAATCGTGATTGCCTGGAAACCAGAAAAACTGTTTAAAGGCAGCACCTAGTTTCTCTAAACACCTGATGCTGGTGTCTAGAGTGTACAGATTCATGCTGTTTCTATTATGTGACCAATCACCAAGGAAGATGGCCGTTTCGCAGCCAGCCTCCTGTGCTTGGGCAATAAACCAATCTACAAAATCTTCACAATCCTGTAGGTGAACTGTACTATTAGACTTGGCCCCCACATGGAGGTCTGTAAAACATGCAACTTTTTTAAATAATGCCATTAAATCTCTCCCTTGCTATTATAGCAGAGTAACAGTTTAATAGTCAATACTATACTTCCTCTTCTGGCAATTCTTCTTCGTCATTATCGGGACTATCATCTCGTTTAGGCATGCGAATATTTTTATATAATTCGGCTTGTCTAGCAGTTTCTTCGGCATATTCGTGAGCATGTTGACGAGTTGAACTAGGTGTTAATCCATTTTCTTCCAGCATATCGTCCCGGATATTTTGATTTTTCTTTTCGAGATTTAGCACACGAGTAAACGAGTTGGTTACTGCTGCGGTATAATAGGCAAATGGATTTTCACTTTTGCTTTCATCGAACTGTAGACCAATTTGACTCAATTGTAATATGGCTTGACCACGCATTTCTTCAACATAGGTATATCCTCGCCAATTACTGCGTTGGGCATATCTTTCGCTGAGTTTGATATACATGCGACCTAAGTTTTCAGTAATGCGACCATGATCTCGGTCAAATTTTCCTGTGTCAACAGGCCCTTTCCAATGACTCTTGCCGACGCAAATTAGTTCATCTTGATCGTCGTATTTCCAATGCTGGAATGGCGGGAAATTTACTTTCTCATGTCCATCTGCTGTGGTCTTGGTAGTTTTTTTTCTGCCCGGAGACAACGGTATATGATCAAAAGTCATTATGCGAATAACAAGATCGTTCTTATCAATAGTATTGGGATCTTGAACACATTCAGATAGTTTGATTTTTTTATCACCAGCGGCCTTAGCCAAGTTGAATGCTTCTAGGCCCAATCGTTTCGCACGATTTTTTTTAGCCTCGTTGATTATGGTTTGATCAATTTTATTTAAATTAGAAACAATAACATCATATTGGTGATATTCTTTTTTTGTAAAACTCGAATATGAACATTTGCTTCTATGTATTTCGATTAGCAGATCTCGATTGTTCAGGTATTTTATTTTTCTAGTGGTGGTTCCTGATGTAGTCATTTAGTATGTGTTTTCCTTATAAGTTATAATAACACAATATATCTTATTGTCAACACCGAGGTTATTAAAGTAGCAGTTTATTTAACGATAAATATATACTTAAGGAGTATTTATGCCAAGCACTGACGATATTGTAGGAGCAGTTGACAAATATGGTGGCCCGGCATTGGGTAATGCAGCCAGAAATCTGCAAAGTCTAGCTCGGGGAGCAGGTGCGTTGGCTGATAAATTTAAGAAAAAGTCTCCTGCCACAGTCAATGTAACAGGTGCTAATGGCACAGCCAAACCAAAAGACAACAGAGTTAAAGTTTTGGTTCCTGAAAATTATCTTCCAGAGCCTGTTGATCTCTATAATATAGGTGGAATAATTTTTCCTTATACTCCTCAAATAACTTTTGAAACCAATGCAGATTATCAATCATTGGCTCCGGTACACAGTAATTATATTCAACATTTTTACAAGAACAGCAGTGTATCTGCAATCACTATAGTTGGAAAGTTTACAGTTCAAAATGATAGAGATGCACAAAATTTCTTGGCTACACACAGTTTGTTAAGAATTTTAACTAAAATGCGAACAGGTAATGATACCAATCCAGGGGCACCTCCCCCTGTGTGTAGATTACAGGCCTATGGTGATCAAATGTTGGATAATACTCCTATTGTTATTAAACAATTTAGATTAGATCTGCCAGAAGGAGTTGATTATTATACTTTATATAAAACTAATTCTACTCGTGCTGTGTCTGTTCCTGTGTCGTCGTTAGTTAATATTCTCTGTATACCAATTTACAGCAGACAAGAAATTAAAGATTTTTCTGTAGATACTTGGTTATCAGTAGGAAGAACTAGAGGATATCTATAATGGCTCTATATAAAGACAATAGTCCTTATGCTACCACAAGTTTTTCTAATGGGTACCTAGACATTATAGATTTTAGAGATATACCTGCAAAAACAGATGATGTTTTGTATGAAGTAACCAAGCAATATGAAAATAGGCCAGATCTATTAGCTTATGATCTCTATAGTGATGTAGGATTATGGTGGGTGTTCAGTGTGAGAAACAAGGACATTATTAAAGATCCTGTATTTGATCTAGTGGCAGGAATAAAAATTTATTTGCCCACTGGCAATACCATACGAGCCGCATTGGGTATTTGATATGGTGGACTACAGCTTAAGTGGAAAAAATTTTAAGGCTCCACGAGAACAATTAAGCCAAAATGTAACCAGGAAGCCTCCGGAATCAACCGCCGGCCTTAAGGTTAACGCGGTTTATAACAATACCGAAAATATCTTAAACCGATATAGATCCTACACCTATAATTTTACTCTGGCCGCAGTTGATAAAAATCATGCCAACAGTCCGGAAAATTGGAGGAAAAGTATTCAGAATTATATCATTTTAAAATCCGGAGGAAAAGGTTCCAGTGTTATCAGTGAGGAAAATGTTGTCGGACAGGATGTTTACAAAGATCAAACAGTCTACAGATTAAAAGGACCGGATTCGGTTGAAAAAGTATTTGCTGGCGTAGATAAAACAAGAGCACAGACATTGGTTAAAAAATTTAATGAAAGTGACAGTTCTGGCAGATTTGATTTTTTTATTGATAATATTGAAATAGATATTACCATGTCTGCGCAAAAAAGCGGAGGATTTACATTACCTACAAAAATAGAATTTGATGTATTTGAACCCTATGGTATAGAAGGATTTATCGAAGCCCTGCAAGTATCTGCTGAAGCAGCAGGTTATGAAAATTATGTAGTGGCCAGTTTTGTATTGTTAATAGATTTTATAGGGTACCCGGATAATCAATCTCTTCCTAAACCTGTTAATATTAACGGATCCAGCAGATATTTTTTAATAAAATTTACAGGACTAGGTATTGAAATTACAGAAAAAGGAACCAAATATCGTTGCACGGCAGTTCCTTACAACGAAATAGGATTTGGAGAAGCAGGTAAAATAAAAAAACCTTTATCAATGAAAGGCTCTACAGTTAAACAAATGCTGGAAAGTCTTATGGAAAGTGCAAATAGTCGGTCGAGAGAAGATGAAAGTATTTTTAAAGATACAGAATCGGATACCTATGAAATAAAATTTCCGGTTCGCAAAGCAGATGGTACGTGGGATTATAACGACTATGATAAAACAATAGCCGATCAGAAGATGGCCGATTCTGTGGAAGGCAGTAAGTTAGTTGGTATGCTGGATCCAAGCATAGCCAGTACATCTACAGTTAATTTGTCGTCATTTTTACTAAGCAAAGAGGCCGATGGTCGTATACAGTTTCCTGAAAATGTCAATATACACGATATAATATCGGCTACTATTAGAGACAGTACATATGTCAGAAATCTTCTAGAAACAATAGGCAAAGATAAAAACAATCCTGATAAGTTTGGGATGGTGCAATATTTTTTAATTAAATTAGAAATAGAGAACAAATCTCGTACAGATCCTTATAAAAAGCGTCCCTATTATGTTTTTAGATATGTAGTTACTCCACACAGAGTTCATTATACTTTTATTCCTGAATATGCTCAAAGTGAAAAAATTGATAGAAAAATATTGCAAACTGTGGTATACAGAAAGTACGATTATATCTATACCGGACTGAACACGGATATTTTAAATTTTAAATTGGATTATAATTTTTTATATTTTGAAGCAGTTCCGACAGCATTAGGAAAAAATCGAGATAGTGGAACAGAAAATCAGGCAACTGGTACCGATCTTAAAAAAGAAGCACAACCGGGTAATGTTGCAGTTGCTTCAAATAGCGCACTTGGTGGAACGGTTATGAATTCAGCCGCCCGTACAAAAATACACCCCGGCGAAGAACAAAATGCCGGACAACCTACTCCGGATCCTTATGCTGCTATGGCTAAAAACATGCATCTAGCACTGCAAAACAGCGTAAGTAGGGTTACTGGGGATTTAGAAATTATAGGAGATCCATTTTTTCTGGTAACTGGGGGTATCGGTAATTATAAACCAACTCCAATCCCTGATCAACCAGGAGTTACAACTGATGGTGAAGCAGATACCTATTATGGGCAGGTATTAGTTCAAGTAAATTTTAAAAATCCTACCGACATAGGTGCCAACGGTATAATGAAATTTAGGCCGGGTATCTCGTTGACTAGTGGTATTTTTATGGTAATACAATCTAAAAATTCATTTAAAGATGGCGCATTTAAACAAGTTCTTAGTTTGGTTCGCATACCGGGAGAATTGACAGATAAAAATAATGCCACTGATCCTGCCCAGGGCAATCCTACTGAATCTAGGTCTCCTTCGCAAAATTCACCAACTATGACAACACAAGGAAATGCATAATTTATGAGCGGCGATTTTATCGACACAAGGTCGAGATCTAAATTAGGTAGTCCAGGCCCTTTTGTGGCCATTATAACTAACAATGTGGATCCTACCTACATGGGTAGATTAGAAGTGGCTGTAATTAAAGGTCTATATCCTGATACAACTAAACAATCAAATACCTATACCGTAAAATATCTCAACCCATTTTATGGAGTAACTTCAGTAAACTTTCAAGGAAATACTCCTGCTAATCCTGCAGATGTACAAAAAAGTTATGGCATGTGGATGGTTCCGCCTGATGTTGGTACTAGAGTATTAGTTATATTTGTTGACGGCGATCCTAATCAGGGATTTTGGATGGGATCTGTGATGGACAATTATCAAAATCACATGGTACCCGGTATTGCGGCCAGTGATACAGCATTGCTTTCTGCTGCTCAAGAAAAAGAATATGATACCAAATATCTACCTGTTGCAGAATTTTTAAAAAACAATGAAACTGACAAAAATAATTTAGACGTTGGTAAATTTGGTAAACCCATACACCCGTTTGCAGACAAGTTGTTAAAGCAAGGATTATTAAAAGATAGAGTACGCGGAGTCACATCCAGTTCTGCTAGGCGAGAATCACCTAGTGCAGTATTTGGCATTAGTACACCAGGCCCGCTTGATAAAAATGGAAAGAAGGGAAATCTAGGCTATACAAATACTTATCAAGCACCTGTTGATAGACTAGGTGGCAGTACATTTGTCATGGACGACGGTGATAAAAATGGTGAAAATGAGTTAATAAGAATCAGAACTCGTACCGGGCACCAAATACTCATGCACAACACCAAAGATCTTATTTACATTGCCAATAGTCAAGGAACAGCATGGATAGAATTAACCGGCGATGGTAAGATAGATGTTTATGCTAGAGATTCAGTTAGCATTCGATCAGAGGCAGATTTTAATTTTCATGCTGATCGTGACATCAACATTGAAGCGGGCCGCAATATTAATTTTAGAGCACAGGGGAATTTCAGTATCGAAGCAGAAAAAAATTTCAGTCTCATATCCGGTCAGGATGGTAAAATTCATGTCAAACACAATTTAGATCAAACAGTAGAACAATACTATAAAGTTACTGCTCACAGCAATTATGATTTAAAGGTTGGCGGTACTGCAAGACAAACTGCTGCCAAGGATTTTAATATTTCGTCCGGCGCAAATAATAATTTTTCAGCCAACGCCAACACCAATATTTCCACTCAAGGTACTCATTATGAATCTGCTAAGGAAATACATATGAATGGACCAGTTGCTGCCACTGCTGCTCCGGCAGAAAAAGCAGAAATTCCTGAACCTATGACTCGTTGGAGTTTACCAAATACAGATCCTATTAAATTCCCCTGGAAAGGTAAACAATATAAGGCTACTCCTATAGAAAGTATCATGCAGCGTATGCCTACACACGAGCCCTGGGAACAGCACGAGGATCTCGGAAGAGAAAAATTCAGCTCTATTGCAACTGATGCTGTGGCAGGAAACGCTAATAAAAAGGTCTAATAAATATTGTTATGGTATATAAATCCAAAGTAATCACTACAACAGAATCTGTTTATCAACAGGCTGCTAAATCGAATCATTTTTATAAAGGGTTCAGTACAGTTAATTCTAATAATTCTAATAATCTCTATGATTTAGAATTGATCAAGCAGGATATTATCAACAATTTCAATACCAAAAAAGGTGAAAGAGTAATGAATCCTGAATTTGGTAGTATTATTTGGGATTTGCTAATGGAACCTTTAACAGACGGAACTACAGCATTGTTAAGAGAAGATATCAACAAAATCTGTACAGCAGATCCTAGGGTAGTTCCAACGCAAATGGATATAACAGAATTTACTCAAGGTTATTTGTTGGAAATTACACTGGAAACAGTTGATACCGATCAAAGCATCAATATGAAACTGACTTTTAATCAACAGACCGGGCTTACTTTCCAATAATCTATGTAGTTTATTTGTTCAATAAATACCATATCTAATATAAAAACATGATTCCATCAACTAATACTAAACTACTGGTCGCCGAAGATTGGAAAAAGATTTATCAATCTTTTCGTAACGCCGATTTCAAAAGTTATGATTTTGAAACACTAAGACGCACCATGATTCAGTATCTTCAGGAAAATTATCCTGAAGATTTCAACGACTATATTACCAGCAGTGAATATATTGCTTTAATAGATGTAATTGCTTATTTGGGGCAGAATTTAAGTTTTAGAATAGATTTAAATGCTAGAGAAAATTTTTTAGAAACTGCACAGCGCAGAGACAGCATTTTAAGACTGGCTCAACTGGTCAGTTACATACCCACTAGAAATATCCCTGCATCAGGTTTTTTAAAAATATCATCGATAACAACCACTGATAGTGTAGTTGATGGATCGGGCAATAATCTAGCCAACACCACAATTTCTTGGAATGACAGTACCAACTCTAATTGGTATCAACAATTTATTACTGTATTAAATTCTGCTATTCCTGGCAGTTTTGTATTTGGTAAGCCTTATGATAGAAATACTATTGATGGAATTTTAACTGAACAATATAAAATCTCCAGTACCAATACCAATGTTCCTGTATATGGTTTCTTAAAAACCATTAACGGAACCGCAATGAATTTTGAAATAGTCCCGGCTACATTTTCCGGAGAGACCTACATATATGAGGAGTCTCCTAAACCTGCTAGTTCTTTTAGTTTAATTTATCGCAATGATAATCAGGGCAATAACAGTGCCAATACAGGATTTTTTGTTTATTTTAAACAAGGAACTTTAAATTTATCTTCGTTCAGTGTAACCAATCCAGTTTCAAATGAAATAATAGGCATCGATGCTAAAGGCATTAACAATACAGATATTTGGTTATGGCAGTTGGATGGCAATGGGAATTTTTCTAAACTATGGTCTAGGGTGCCGGATGTTGTAGGTAATAATGTTATCTATAACAGTATTTCTAAGGATGAAAGAAATATCTACAGTGTTACATCAAGAGACCAGGATCAGGTCGATTTAAATTTTGCCGACGGAAGTTTTGGAAACTTGCCCAATGGACAGTTTAATTTATATTATAGACAAAGTAATGGTTTAACATATACCATTAAGCCCGATCAAATGGGCGGAGTTGTTGTTGAAATACCTTATAAAAATAAATCTGGTCAAAATAATACATTAATTTTGACCATGAGCCTTTTGTACACAGTCAGTAATGCTGCAGGTACTGAAAGCAATACCAGTATTCAAAGCAAAGCACCGCAGGCCTATTATACTCAAAATCGTATGGTAACAGCCGAGGATTATAATATTAAACCATTGACTTTGGGCAGCGATATATTAAAAGTTAAAAGCGTTAATAGAATCAGCAGCGGTCTAAGCAAATATTTTGATCTCAGTGATGTTAGTGGAAAATACAGTAAGACCAATATTTTTGCCGCAGATGGATTGATCTATAAAGACAGCAGTGAGCAAAGTTTTGATTTTTCTTTTGTAAATAAAAATCAAATTTTAGCCATTATCAAAGAAAAATTAGAACCCATAGTAGCATCTAGTGCCATGCGATCTTTTTATTTGGATCAATGGCCCAGGGTTAATATACAAGATCTATCATTATCGTGGAATGTACCGGTGCTAGGTCAGCCTAGAGGATATTTTTCGAGTTCAACTAGACCCGAAAGTGTGGGCAGTTATACATCTTCATTATTACAATATGTATCTAATGGTGCTTTAGTTAAGTTTATTCCTACTTCGGGAAAAAAATTCTCCGCAGCAGGAAAATTAGTATCAGTGACTAATGTTTCAGCGGTAGATTATCTATGGAGAGGAATTTCTCAGGTCATTGCTGATGGATCGAATCAAAATCTCGGAGCATTAGACAATGATACCGGTCCGATTATTTTAAACAATTATATTGACAATAAGTCTATTCCTGTTGAAATAATTCCTAAATTTATCAATTCATTCACCAGTAGTTTTGAAAGTCAACTGGTAGATCTTTGTGCAAACAAACGTAATTTTGGATTGACATTTTTAAAAGATACTAGAGTATGGGCAATTATACTAGATACCAATTTAGATTTAAATAGTCCGTTCAGTCTTGATCTTCAAGGAAATACAGAAAATACCAGTAGAGATTCTAGTTGGATAATTGCATTCTCTTGGCAGGGCAATGGTTATAAAGTTAGATATAGATTAACAAATTACATCTTTGAAAGTGAAAAAGAAACAGCATTTTACATAGATAATGATTCGATAAATTATGATTTTATCAGTAATACAGTAATTAAGGATCAAATTAAAGTATTATCTCTTAATAGTTCTCTTGTTACAAATACGTCCTTGGATAAGGAGTATCAGTGGCAAATTGATAGTTCGGTTATCGAATCTGATGGATATGTGGAGCCCAAAAAAGTTAAAGTAAGTTTTTACGATCAAGCCAATAGTGGACAAATTGCTGATCCGGATACTTTTAATAATATTGTCTTCCCTCTAGCATTATCATCTGATACTGGATATCAAACTAATTTTATATATTTTAAAAAATTATCGGATGGTATACGTTATCAGTTAGTGAGTGATACATTTTTTTATGCTTATCCTACTCCTAATGACGTTCCTTTAAATCAAGCAGCCGATGGCGATTTATATTATTTTTATGATCCCGAATACAATGTAATAAAACATTATTCGGCTGATTTAGCAGATACAGCAGATCCGTGGGTTTATGAACCTGATTATTTTGCTTATTCGGGAAGATCGGGATTAAAATTTCAATATATTCACAACAGCGGAGAAGAGCGTAGAATTGACCCTAGTAAGAGTAATATTATTGATGTTTATCTGTTAACAGCATCTTATGATACAGCATATAGATCGTGGCTATTAACTAGAACAGGTACCGAACCTTTATCCCCGACTAGCCAAAGTCTTAATCAAAACTTTGGTGGCTCTTTAGATTTAGTTAAAACTATAAGTGATGAAATTATATTTCAACCTGTTAAGTATAAGGTTTTATTTGGGGATTTAGCAGATATAAATCTTCAGGCTACATTTAAGGCAGTTAAAAATTCTTCTAGAACTACCAGTGATAATGAAATCAAAACTAAAATATTACTGGCTATTGAAGATTTTTTTAGTTTAGAAAATTGGGATTTTGGTCAAAGTTTTTATTTCAGCGAGTTGTCTACTTATGTAATGAATATATTAACTCCTGATATCACAAATTTTGTTATTGTTCCTAGGTCTAATAATTTTGGTAGTTTATATGAAGTTGCTTGTTTAAGAAATGAAATATTTATAAATGGCGCAACGGCTAATGATATTGAAGTGATCACAGCAATCACAGCTAGCCAGTTAAAGACTGGTGTTATTACTACAAATATTTCAAGTTGAATATGTCTAATAAAAAAATTAATTCTGTTAACTTACTACCAGAATCTTTAAGAACAGATAAAAATTCTAAATTTTTAGCAAGTACTATTGATCAGTTAATCAATCCTGCTGATCTAGAAAGAATTGATGGATATATTGGGTCTACTATTACCCCTAATTATGTATCTACTAGCGATATTTATATTTCTGAAACATCATCCTTGAGAAGGGATTACCAATTAGAACCATCTTTGATAGTCAATGACAGTCTTGGTAATATTAACGATGTTATAGGATTTGATGATTTGATCAATGAAATTTCTCTCCAAGGAGGGAATGTTAATAATTTTGATAGATTATTTAGGTCGTCGTTTTATTCTTATGATCCTTATATTGATTGGGATAAGTTTGTAAACTATCAAAATTATTATTGGTTGGTTAATGGCCCGAATATTTTAACAATATATAGGAACGAATTAGATATTGAACAGGATATTATAGGTAAAACTTCTTATACATATGAATTTACCCTCGGGGGAGAATCAAAATCTATTTCGTTAGTCAACGGCATGTTGATTCGATTTCAGGGAAATGTTTTTCCTAGTTCCTATCAGGACCAAGATTTTTTTGTAGAAGGTGTTGGAACAGAAATTAAATTGATCAGTTACACAGCATTATCTTCTTCGGGAAATCTTTCCAATTTATATATTGATCATTTTGACGCCAATCCTTTTGACAGCTATCCATTTGATGGAGATAAAAAATTACCTATCAATCCTGAATATGTCACAATTAATAGGGCCAGTAAAGATTTAAATGCGTGGTCTAGATACAACCGTTGGGTACACAAAAATGTTATTCAACGCATGGCCGATTTATCGGGCGATCAAGCAGTTTATCCTGCAGATCAGAGAGCCCGTAGACCTATTATAGAATTTCGCGAGGATTTAAAATTATATAATTTTGGAACAACCGGAATATCTAATGTTGATCTAATTGATACCAGCACAGTAGATGTATTTAACACAGTCGAAGGATCTGCAGGGTATTATGTTGATCGTGTTTTGTTACAGCAAGGAAATACAGTTATATTTGCAGCTGACAAAGATTCTTCTGTACGTAATAAAATATATCGAGTAAATTTTAAGAATATCAATAAAAAAATTAGATTGGTATTGGAAGAAATTGTTTCTGCTGTTGCAGGATCGGTTACCAGCATCAATCTTGGTTCGACACATGCAGGAACAAGCTGGTGGTACGATGGTAATTTTTGGCAATATGCCCAACAGAGAACATCATTAAATCAGCCGCCGTTATTTGATCTTTTTGATAATCAAGGTAGAAGTTATAGCGATAAAGTCTATTATAAAACTAATTTTTCTGGAAATAAAATATTTGGCTATGATGTAGGGACCATCCTTGACCCAATATTGGGAATTAAATTAAAATATCGAAGCAGCTACGCAGTGGGTAATTATTTGTTTAAAAACTATTTCATGACAGATAGTTTTTCAAATTCCTTGGACAGTCAAAATACAGAAATAATCTCTACCGGTAGGACTTATTTTAAGTTTGGCAATTCTTACGTTAATGTATGGAAACTCACCAATCCTTATCCTATACCATTGTTATATTCGCCTATATCGGGTAATAGTTATTATGAACCACCGTTGGGATTGACTAATAATCCATTAAATGGTGCAATTTCAAATCTAACTTTAAGCGAAGTAAATGATCATGTATTGAATAATAAACGACGATTGATATCTAATAAAAATCCCCTGGCATTTGCACAGTTTTTTATCGGAAAAAAAGAACACAATATTGTTAATGCATTGTCCGTGGCTGCCAATCAATACAATGAATTTAAATTATCATTTTTGAAAAAAATTGAACAACTGTCAATTCAATTTGATCCGGTGGCAGCGGTTGATCAGGCTCTAAAAGAAATTAATGCAGATAAAGATGTGTTAAGTCCTTATTATCTTTCTGACATGGTAGCCTATGGTACAAATAAAATTACAAGAAAATGGACAGTATCAGACAGTAGAAATAAAATATATCCTATAACTAGCGATTATGATCCGCATGTATTATCTATGCGTAGCGTTTTAGTTTATGTTAATGGAAATCAGTTACTTCGTGATATTGATTATGTGTTTGAAGTGTTAGATTCGTCTGTTAATTTCTTAATTGATCTAGTTGTCGGGGATAAAATAGTTATCGATGATTACACAGATACACGCGGATCATTTATTCCATCGACACCTAGTAAATTAGGCATATATTACAAATATGCACCTAGAATATTTTTAGATGATACCTATCTAAATCATGTTAATGTAATTCAAGGGCATGATGGCAGTATCATGCTGGCATATAATGATTATAGAGATGATATAATTTTAGAGTTAGAAAAAAGAATTTTCAATAATATCAAAGCAGAATATAAAAAAGATCTATTTGATATTAATTCTGTAATACCGGGTGCATTTAGATCTACGGACTATTCTGTTACAGATATCAATAACATAGCACATGGCGAATTTAATAATTGGGCAGGTATCTACGGAATAGATGCTACTACTAATAATGCGTTTGATGAAAATAATTCCTGGACCTGGAATTATTCTTCTTCATATAATAATAATTTACGAATCAATCTGCAAGGCAGTTGGAGAGCAGTATATCGTTATTTCTATGACACAGATAAACCACACACTCATCCGTGGGAAATGTTAGGGCTTTCAATTAAGCCCACATGGTGGGATGATCTCTACGGTCCGTTTCCATATACAAGTGGAAATTTAATACTTTGGGAAGATATAGCAGCGGGTCGAATCAATGGTACTATTGATTCTCTATATGCTCGTCCTGGATTATTAAATATTATTCCGGTTGACGAAAACGGAAATTTATTAAATCCAATGGATTTAATTGTTCAGTCTGGCAGTGTAACTCCTAGTACAATTAGACAGCCATGGAAATTTGGCGAATTAGGACCTGCTGAATTCAGTTGGAGACGAAGCAGTTATTGGCCGTTTGTAGTGCAGAAAATATTGGCATTAACCAAGCCTGCTGATTATGCAGCATTAATGTACGATCCTATTAGATTAACAAAAAATTTAACAGGACAATGGACCTACGATAGTGATCATAAATTTTTAAATCCTAAATTGGTTAAAATACACGGTGATGGGGACAACTTAACCAGTGGATACAGTGTATATGTTGTTGAGGCAGGTGTACAGAGAAAAGGTGGTTACATAGAACAATTAAAAACTGATCTTCAGTATGTCGATTATAAACTATTTTATAAAGTAGGTGGGTTCATCAGTAAAGATAAGATGCAAATTATTATTGATGCAATTGATCCTACCAGTACTAGCCCGGGTGCCATATTACCTCAGGAAGATTATCATCTAGTTTTAAACACCAGTAATCCAGTTAATTCATTTACTATGTCTGGTGTAATTATACAAAAGTCGAATGGAAAATTTATTATCAGAGGTTATGATAATCGTCGACCCTATTTTAGTGTTTATTCTCCTATTAGAAATGCAAACACACCTACAATAACTGTAGGAGGTCGTAGCGAATCTTATGTATTATGGGAATCTAGTCAAACTAGAGGCAGTACAGGTCTAACTGATGCCGATTTAACTACAGCAAATTCTGCGGTGTTTGGAACCTATTATCAACAAGGACAAATAGTTTCTTATCAAGATAGATATTATAGAGTTAAAGTTTCGCATAGAAGTACAGATACGTTTAATCCAAATTATTTTCAAATTCTTATTTCTTTGCCTATTATTGGCGGTGCTGTTGTTCAATCCTATGATAACTTTGATCAACAGGTAATTACTATTCCTTATGGAACTGAATTTAATAGAATACAGGAAGTTTATGATATACTTGTAGGATATGGAGCATGGCTAGAAGACAACGGATTTATATTTGATCAGTTTAACGAAGATCTTCAATCTGTGTTGAACTGGGAATTTTCAGGTAAAGAATTTTTATATTGGACGACGCAGAATTGGGCTGATAACAGTATAATTACACTAAGTCCATTTGCGGATCAAATTAAATTTACATCTGCAACCAGTGTGGTTGATAATTTGTTTGACACATTTAATAATTATCGATTGCTTCAAGTCAATGGTAAACCTCTAGATCAACAGTATATCAATGTAAATCGCACAGACAATATTTGTACAATTAATACACAAAATACCAGTCAAGGAATATATTTTGCAGTTTTAAATTTAGTTCAGAAAGAACACGCAATGGTATTCAACAATATCACTATGTTCAATGACATTATCTATGATATAGAAACTGGATATCGCCAGCGTCGAATGAAGTTGTTAGGATTTAGAACAGCAGGGTGGAATGGAGATTATTTCAGTCCGGGATTTGTTTATGATCAAGCACAGGTTTC